TGTTTGATCTCCAGCAATTAACCCAAACCATTTTCCCTCTTTTTCTTTAAACTCTACTATGTTACCAGTTTGTTTGTTTGTAATTATAGACTCTACATACCAACCAGTTTTTGCATCAAGATTGTAATACTCACCGTCATTAAAAGCAACAGTACTTGAACCACCAGCATTGTCGTATGCAGTTGCGTTTGAAGTTGTAAACTGAGTTATTCTTGCTTGACTACCCTCATAATTTAGCGCGCCAAAGCTTTTTACTGATTCTGGCTTATCATTAAATACAACTGTAACATCAGACTCCGTGTGTACACCATAAAAATTGTTTCTAGTTTCATTACTGTGATGTAAATACAACTGTCCATTTTTAAAAGTGTAATACTCATTATTTAAACTTAAACCTTGTTCTGGTTTAAAAGATTTGAAACTTACCCAACCCTTAGCTTTTTCACCATAAGATATAGTTGTAAACTCAGGTTGTAATTGTCTTTTGTTATATCTTTTACCTATAGTTATATTGTATTCTTTTTTCTTTGCATCGTAACTACCAATTGCAATATCAGCATAATCTCTTAATAGGTCGGTAAAATAATCTTTCATACCTAAATCAGATATTGATCTAACACCTTCTCTACTCATTGCCAATACTTGACCTCTTGTTATATCTGTAAAGTACAACTGTTGTGGTGTTGATACAAAAGACTCTGGGTTTGTTGCTATACCCCAATTACCAGAATAAGCTGTTGCTTGGCCTAGTACCATTTTGTTTGACGTTACATTTGCATTTCCATCAGCGTTGAATAATGCATCTTTCTTTGTTAAAACTTTTAAAACTTTGTCTTCACAAAGAGTTATTAAGTCTGTATTTCTAGTGTGAAGTTTTTGTATACTACCATATACAGGATTTAAATCTTTTGTAATATTTTCCGCAGCTATAAATTGATTAGTGTTGTTAACACCAGCGTTTGAATTATATATACCAGAAAATATTAAACCGTGCTTTCTTCTTTCTTCTCTCACAGGTTCTGCTAAAACTGTAGATGCTTTAACACCATTAGCAAATCTAGGCTCGTTAAAACTATCTCTAATTCTGTCAGTTTCTACACCGTTACCATATGAAAAGCAATTTGCCCAGTCTAGCATGTGGTATTGTTTAAATAGTCTTTGACTACCAACAGCGGTAGGACCACCATGTACAACTATAGCTGTACCACTAGTAACTTGACCATTAACTTTGCTACCAACCCAATAATTTCTTCTTTTTATAAAAGTTATAGTCTGCATGTCGGATATAGTGGTGTTAGCTGGTAAAGTTGGTGTAAAGTTTACCGTCTGACCACTCCATGAACTCACTGTATGTGTTGTAGGTGTACCGCTAGAATTTTTAGTTACAAAAGTACTGCCTATAGGTATATACTGTTCGTTTGTTTCGTGATTTAAAGTTATAGGTTGCAAACCACTAGCTTGGTAATATATATCTAAATCAACAGATTCTCTTGGTTCAACTTCCCACACAGCAGGATTTTCTGTAAAGTTATCTTTAGTTTCGTTACTAATAAAAGGTTCTATTATTTCAATAACATCAAAATCATCAGCATCATGCTTTAATGCTCTAACCGGTGTTGGAGCACCATTTATTGTACCAGTCATAGGATTGTAACCACTTGGCCCACTACCAATGCCAGGCTTAACACCTATAGTCCATCTTTGTCGAACACATTTGTCTCTATATAATTTTTTTGCAGCTTTGTTTCCAGTTATACCATCGTCTTTAAAATTTCTTATACCATAAGCGCCTATAAATTTAGTGGCATTACTTCTGTACTCACTTTTACCATGTGGTGTGTTTTGGTAATCATAATCATATGTTTCGTAAATAATTTTATCTGGATCATTTCTAAATCTAAACTTAGTTCCACTTTGCACTAGTTTTTCCATAAACTTCCAAGCCGCAGCTCTTACACCAGTGCTGTGTTCTTGCAGTCTATGCTTGTACGGCGGGTTCCACGGGCTAGTACTTTTGTTTTCCATACCAGACCAAGAAATATCCATATAGCAACGCGTGTCGCCAGTAGGTGTTGTGTGCCAACCCCATATACCTCTAGATATTGCAGCACCCTGAGAGTTGTTTATACTTCTGCTAGTTCCATTTGATTTTTTAGAACTAGTGAAGTTGTTATTGTTGTTATACCAAACTTGCTCAGCGTCAGGCCTCATAAACAGTGATAGTTCATAACCATCATTTGTGTTACCATTAACTCTATCTCCAGGTATATAATCTTCGTGACCACTCCATTGATAAGCAGTTGCACAATCAATAAAAAATGATTTCAAACCTTTTATACCCTCCCAAAACTCTTTAGCTTTTGGGTTTATACCATTAAAAGTTACAGCATCATTACCCAAGGCGTGCACAGGGTCGTTGTGAATTGCTGAACTAGTTATGTCAAAACGCTTGCCATTTGTTCCACCCCATTGGTAAGCCGCGGCAGGACTACCAGTATGATGATGTGAATATTCTGTTGGGTGACTTTTACCACTTAAACTACCACCCTCACTTTTTAAAGCTTGATAGTGATCAGTTGTTATTGGATATGAACCACCACCTTTGTAACCATTGTTGTTTAAATATCTTAATGACCAAGAGTTTAATACTTTGTAATTTTGATCTTCACCATCTCCAGCAGACAAAACGTATTTAGCCAAACCTTCATCTCTGTGTATCTTTACAAAAAACCTTCCATCAAATTCAGGTTTGTTTTCAACCTTGTGCTCTACAAGTCTTAATATTAATCCCGCTGGAGGTTGTGGCCCAGTAGTAGTAGGATCTGTATCTGTAAAGTCCATGTCATTTCCAAAAGCACCATTAATCTTAATAATATATTTGCCACTACCATCATCTCTTATATTCATAACGCCATACTCTTTAGAAGAATCTTCTGTAGATATAAGAGTTATAAACATTTTATCCGGTGTCTTTATCAATAAATCAGAACCAAACGCACCATTAAACGCACTTTCCTCAACCCATACCTCAGTACCACCGTTTACAGGGTAACCACTACCAGATCCATTACCAAAATTAAAGTTTGGGCTTGTTCCCACTGGACAATCACCTATAACACTTACAACTGTTTTTATAAAGTCAGGAGCTTCGTTTTCTATAGCTAATACTTTATATCTAGCTTTTTCATAAACAGGTTGGTTTGTTCTATGAGACTTTTTTAGTATTAGATAATCATCTTCCATAAGCTTGTTTCTTTCTGAAGAAGGAAACGAAAGCCATATGTTACCATCGTTAGCAGTGTAAAATCTATCCATTGCCATGTTGTAATATTCTGACGACGTTTCTTTTACGTAAAAAGAAAAATGCGTTGCCCAGCTAGGTGGATCACTCTGTAGCCTTGTAAACATTCTGTTTCTTTTTGTTGAAAAGTTTTTGCTAACAGTAATTGAAGCATTTTTAGATGTAAGCACTGGTGTTTCTCTTCCATACTTATCACTAAATACTACACCAACCTGATACGTTCTCATGGTTTTAACTGATGGTGCAGCGTGTAACACTCCAACATTATCTATGTCTTGAGAGTGGAGCTCTAAGAGCAGTTCAGGATCATCTACATTATAGTTTTGTACGTAGTTACCATATATAATTCTATTAGCACTTATTTCTTGCGCTATAGCAGATCTTGGAACATTGTCAAAAGGTCTTAGTAGTTGATTAGATGGAACAACCGCGTGGATAACATCAGAGGTCACATTGTACTCTCCTCTATCATATGCGTTGTTTTGAAAATCAGTCCAATAAGGATGTCCATCTTTACTTGTTAAAGATTTAACAGTGTAAACGACTGGGCTATTGTCTTCTTTATAAAGTATATCTATACCAACAACGTCGTTTGATATTAACTCTTCTGGAAAGTAATTTTTTAACTTTAAACTTTTTATGGTATTTCTCATACCAAGGTTATAACCCTTTTTAGGTAAATAATCGTAACCACCAGGTATAAACGCTATCTCAGAAAAAGGTGCAAAACAAGAATACTCACCATCTTGGTATTTGTATCTGTAAGAAAACCTTACAAATTTAAACTCAAAAAGAGGCTCACTGTCAACTAATCTAATGTAATAGTCAACAACAGCCTCTTCTATATCTCCAGCTATAGATAATATTCTAATAGTAAAACCAGCAGTGTTTAAATTATTTGGGTTATTAACTAAAGACTCTGTAACAACACCTCTTACAACAGCCTCTGATTCTGCAAAAGTAGCATTTGAAAGAGCTGTGTCAGCTGTAAACAATATAATATCACCAACTCTGTAATCTATTGGTGTATCAAAATCTGGAGATATTTCGTCTCCAGCATCAACATCCGTAAAGTTAATAGAAGCACTTGTATACCTTAAGTTTGCATCTCCAGCATTATTTATTCTAGGATCTTTTTGATCAGACATTTCTAGGGTTAATGGCTGTGTAGGGGATTTTTTAATTACTGTTATATTTTTTTCCTCTACGTATACGGCTTTTTTTCCAGTTCTATCAGTTACAATTTCTAAAAAACTGTTTCCATCTCTATCAGCAACTAGTCTTGTGTGAAAGTCATGTGTGTCGCCCTCAAATATATTTGTAGTAGGAGCGTTTGTTGGTGATGGATTAAAACCAGCTATACCACCACCTTGTAAATATTCCTCACCACCAGTACCAGCTATAGATCTTTTTATGTTTATTTTTTTAGGCTCGTTAATACCATCTGTCCAAAATAAAAAATCATCTAAAACGTTAATACCAGTTATTATAGAGTTTCTGTTAAAGTTTAAAATTCTAGGTGCTACAAAAAATACGTCGTCGTTACCACTAACCGAAACAGCGCTACTCAATGTTATTGTCCAACGACTATTACCTGCATCGTACGCTATATCAGCAACAGTAACCTCGTCATTTATATTAACGCTAGAATGTGTAAAAGTCATTCCAGCTCTAACACCGGTTTTGTTTATCGTAGAACTACCACCGTCAGGTATTTTTATTGTTACCGAATTGCTGACAGTTGTAGACGCTTTTGTAGAAACTCCATATATATCGACAAAAACATACTTAGAACTTCTTTTTAAAGTATCGTATTCTAGTATATAATCTCTTTGTATTGGTAAAGTGGCACCAGTAGTTGTGTTAATACCAGCAGAAACCATATAATATATTTTATCTGTTTCTGGCAAACCAACTGATCCTATGCATGTTGAAGTTGTTGGCACACTATATATACCGTTTTCTATAGTGTTTTTTATAGTGTTACCCAGTAGTGTCTGAGCAGAACCAACGTTAGAGTCGTCTGAAGTAGATATTTGTATATTTGTTGCATCTCTATATTGGCCATTTGGAATTAACCTTTCGTCAAGGTCTTTATTCATTTTGGCCTGAGAGAAGTTACGTTTTAACTCCGGCATATTTTAGTGTTTTATAATTTTACTACCTCCTCTTAGTATTCTAGTATATTCTTCTAGTTTAAAGTTTTGTAATCTTAATTTAGTTTTTCTTGTTTCAGCAAATTTTTGTTTTTTAACTTCAGCAAGTAAACCACCAGGTGTATCTTTTCTTGATAACAAAATACCAAAAAGCATATGCTTATACATAGCTTCTTCAGCAAATTTAGGTACTGGTGTACCTCCAAAATCTAAACCAACGTGATCGCTGTCCGTAACAAGTCCATCGCTTATATACTTTAATATTACATTCTTTCCTGAAATATTAGAGCTAAAATGAAACTTTCCTGCTTGTTGATCAATATAAAAACTACCGTTAACTTGAGAGTGAGCAGGTTCAATACCGTATCTACTACCCTCTAAGTAATTGTACGCGTCTTGATCCTGTCTGTTTGAAACAATATTACTTTGTTGTTGAGCCATATACAAGTCTCTAGTTTCAGACTCTTCTGTAAAAGCTAAATCATCATTAGCACCAGATATTGTAAACCCACCATCTGCATTTACAGTTTCTGTTATATTTCTAGGATTAGAAGTTTTATCTGTGTGATATATTATTCTTTCAACACCAGACTCATCTGCCCATGTAAGTTTACAGTAGTTAACGTAATCAACTGGCATAACTAACATTAGCGAAGCTGGTATTTCAACTTCCCAGTTTTTAATAACCTTTAACGTATCGTAACTTAACTCTTGCAATGCTCTACTAGCATGAAACGCAACATCACCTGGGTAAACATTTTCACATATTTTGCCTTTACCAACGTATGTTGCTACAAAAGATTTTACAATATCTTTTAGAGATAAATACCTATAATTACCATGATTACCAGACCCCGCGTAATAACCTTGTTCTTCACTTATATTTAATCCCATATTTTATTGTTTTTGAGTTTGTGTTTCAGCTGCATTTTTAGATGCTGCTATTTCAACTAATCCAGGTTTGTTCATTACTATACCAGCTAATTCTAGTATTTTGTTTACTAAAGTGTTTTCTTCAGATGCGTGTAACGTAAAGTTTGTCGCAGCACTAGCATTGTATAAAGCTTTTTCATTTACAACTACATAGGCCCACTCAACAGTTGCTGGTGCATTTATTACTTCACAACTAACACCTCCAGTTTCTTGTGTAGCACTACCATCCATTCTATAAACTTCAATATCTTTTCCATCTAATCTTGTATCGATATATACAGCATCAAAATTATTTATATTCATTGAGCTATGCCTTGATGACTTTTTATATCTCATTAATTCGTTTCTATCCATTTTAACACAAACTAAATCATCTAAGAATATTTTACCTATTTGATAATGCGATGGATATGTGTGACCACCTACAACAGATCCTATGGTTGTGAATGGTGATAATTTTCTTTCTAGCAATTTAGATATACTTACCTCAGTATAAGTATCTTCTAGCTCTAATCTTTCTCTTTGATTTTTATCATAAAAATAAGACTCAAATATTTCTATCTGAGCCTGATTAGCCAATAAATTAAATTCTTGAGGTGTTATATAACCTCTTTGTTCCTTGTTAGCCATAGCTAATACTCTTTGGTACACAGTGTCTACGCTTATTGCCATATTTTTTTTATTAGTAGTTAGTAATCGCCCCGCAGGGCGATCACCACTACAGTTAGATTATTTTAATCTTTTTTCAATTTGAGAAAAAATCTCAACTCCTTCATCAGTTTTAAACCAAGCGGCTAAAGCTGAGTAAGGGTTTTCATCAAACGGTACGTTCATTAGTTTTCTATCATTAGAACCCCAAGTAAATGTTCGTTGATCTTGTGATAAGTTTATTATTTTAGCTTCAACAGCTTTAATACCAACATTTCTAAGTTGAACATTATCATCTTGAGCTAAATCCATAAACATCTCTGGTCTAGTTTTTGCAAGTATTAACAAGTCTCTTTTAAGTTCTTTTGTACTCATTTTGTTAACAGCAGAGCCTTTTTCAACTCGCATAATAGCTTCCATTTGCTCAACGTCTAAGTTTTGAGCTACGTTTAAAGCTTCTATTTCTAGCATTATATCTTCAACTTGATCTTGAGCTTCTTTTACAGTGTCAACTTCAAAGTATTTTTTGTTTCTTTGCGGATGATATAGTGATAAAAATTTTTGTAATGTTACGTTTGATTTTGGAACGTATAACGCCCCATCTCTAAACCAAACATGACCATATCTAATATCACCTTTCATTTCATCAATAAATACTGTTTTTTGATTTCTTGAATAACATATTTCTCTTTCATAACCCTTCTCTTCATCAAAGTAATACAATTGTGTAGATCTTAAATGGTAACCAAGAGGTGACATATTTTTTAGAACGTAAGTTCTATTTTTTATTTCCCAAGTATCTTTTTTTACTTGAGGTTTTTCTTTTTTTGTTTTTTCCATAATATAATATATAATAAGATTAGTAAATAAAAGCCGAGACCGAAGTCCCGGCTTTAATTAATTAGTACTAGTAAGTACCTGTTGCTTCAATTAGCATAAAGTTGTTAGCACCTTGAGTAACTAAACATCTTTCAGATAAGAAATGCATTTCCATCGCATCTAAATCAGAAGTAGCAGCTCCAACTGAACCAGTAGTCCAAGTTTTGAAACGTCTGTCTTCCATATTAGAAGCTCTGTATCTTACGTGTAAGAAAGGTCTTTTTAGGTTTTTACCTAATGACTGATCGTACACAGTAGTAGTACCAGCAGGAATAAACACCCCTCTGATGTGATTATCAACATCTTTAATACCACCTCTTGTAGATACATCGTTTAAGTATTTCCAGTCAGTTTTGTAGAAGTCATAAGAACCTCTTCTGAAACCAGAGAAACCTAAATTTAATGCCATATCCTCAGAGTTATCAAATACACCGAAAGATAAACCACCAGTTGAGTGAGGGTTTAATCCACCAAGCATATCGTCAACAGTTAACATAAGATCTCTATCAGCGAATATCATGTATTCTTCAATAGCTCCTTGCTTGTCAAACTCTTTTAATATTGCATCAAAGTCACCTAAAGCTTGTGCTGAAGTTGCAGTTGCAAGTAAACCATCATAAGCATTACCTCTGTTTTTGATAGCAGCAAATAAACCTTCAGAACCAGTTAAAGTGTTAGATAGATGAGAAGTTACAGTTTGAGTAGCACTTTCATGCTCTACCATAACCATTTCTAAATAATCAGTAAAACGAGCTCTAGTATCACCAGCAGCTTTTAAGTACCATAAGTAACCGTTTTGCCCATCTTCACCAGTAACTTCAACCCAACCAATTTGAGATGCATCAGATCCTGAAACCTCATACATATCTTTGATTATAACAGGCTTGTTAGTAAAAGACTTAAACTGTGGCTTGTTAGCAGTAGTTCTACCAGTAGTACCTTTTCCATACTCAGAACCATAAACCATTAATCCACAAGTAACATTATCGTTTGCAGCAGTAACAGTTGCAAATCCAGTACCATTATCAGTTAAAGGTTGTACAGTACATGAAGCGTGTAACACCCCAGGTGAACCAATACTAGTAGTACCAACAGCTGTTACATAACCTTTTATAGTTGCATCAGCGTCAGATAAAATAACTAAGTCACCAATTCTTACAGCTACATCAGTAGCGGCAGAAGCACCAGCAGCTCCATTAGTACCATTAACAAAATTTCCGTCAATATCTTTGATGAATATAAAGTTAAAAGTACCAGTAGGTGATGATCTTTGTAAGTTACCTTGGTATGATATGTGTAGTCTTCCTTGTTCTGACCAGACTACTTGATCAGCGGACATTGCTTCTTCAGCTCCGACCATTTCTAAAAATCCACCGATAGTTCTGTTTCCAAAAACCTCAGCTTCTTCTTCCATTAAATCTGGTAAGTATTGTTGCGCCCAACCTGCAGTTGCAGTAGCAGTGAAATCAATATAGTTAGTAGTTAACGCTTGTTGATTCATTGCTGGCACGCTATTTAACGACCCACCAGGTGTCATTGTAATTGCCATTTTCTATTTATTTTTAAAATTAATTATTTATTTATTTTTTACGTATTTTAACTTTAAAGTCGCTAGCATTATTACCTAATACTTTAAATTTAAGACCTCCTAATTGAGCTTGGTCATGTGAGCCTCTAGGATTAACATTTATGTTTTTATCTCTAGCTACCCTGTCTTTTATAGCATCTGCTTTACCTTGCTCGTAAAAGTGTCTTGCAACAGCATCAGGATTCATTGCCGTAAACAAAGACTTGTGATAACCCGCAGCATCTGACATTTGATTATTTTTATTCAAAAACTTTTTGACAAAATTATTAATATCACTTTGGCTTTCTTTTACTTCATTTACATTCTTAACATTAAATCTGTATTTTTTATCACCAACACTGTAGTCAAAGCCTTTAAAGCTTTCACTAAATAAATTATTAGTTTTATTTAAAAATACATCTTTTTGTTCTTTAGCAACTTTTTGATTTGCTTTTGACTCCTTGTCATATCTATTAAAAAAATCAACGGCTTTTTGTTGTTCCTTGGTCAACTTTGACCCAGCCTTGATCTCTTGATAGTATTTGGACTTTAACCCGTCCAGGTGGTTTTTAGCGTCGGCAACTTGCTCTTTAAGCGCTAATTTTTTTCTTTTAATATCTTTTTCTTCATCAAGTTCTTCGTCATACGAAAATTTATCTTCCATGATAAAGTCTACCTCTTCAGAAGTTAAATGTGGTTTTGTCTGTTTATAGTATTCCTTTAAAGCAGTTAAATTATCCATATCAGAATAATCTTTATTAAGGTTTACATAATCATTTATATCACCACCTGTGTCTTCCATAAAACTCATAAGTTTTTGAATGTTTTCAGGAAGTTGTTCTCCAGTTTTTTCAGCTTCAGCAACAGCTTCTTCAACTTTTTCAGTTAATTCTTCTGTTTCTTTTTTAACTTCTTCTTCAATAATCTCTTCTAATACTGGAGTTTCTTGTGCTTCTGTTTCCGGCTGTACTTCTTTTTGTTCTTCTGTGGCATTGGCATTTTCATCGACTCTAACCACTCCCTCGTCGATAGGGTTATCTTTTTTAGTTTCATCTTCTTTGGTTTCTGGTTTTTTACTTAAATCTACTTTTGTTACAGGTTCGTTTTGCTTTAAAACTTTCCTACGTTTTTTTACTTTTTGTTTTCCAACCTCATTATTTACAACGGGTTGTTCTACAGTTTTTGCAACTGCATCATTTTTGTTTTCTTCCATAATAAAATATTATATAATTAATTAATCTTTGGGTTAAATTTATCAAGACCTAGTCCACCCCCTAGTATATCATTACCTGAAGATTCAAACTTTTTAGTCTCTTTACCAGTTTGTTTCATGGTCTCAATATTTTCTTTACTTTTGTTTTCTTTTTCTTTCAACTGAGTGTTTAATTCAAACTCATATTGCATCAACTCTTTTTTCAACCTTACTTCCTCTTGTAAATACTGCATTTTAAACTTAGCTTGTGCAGTTTCTACCTGTATCTCTGAAGCTGTTTTTGCTTGGTTCTTTTGCATTTCCGTTTGTGCCGCTGCTTGTTGTTGATCTGCATTAGCCTTTGCTTGTGCTTGAATATTTTGTTGTTGCATTTGCTGATCTTTTTCAGCTTTCTTTTTTCTTTTTAACTTTAACAATTGATTTGCTAATCTAACACTTCTAACCTCTCTAACGTCTATAGCATCATCTAGATCAATTAATTTTTGAGCTAAAGCTGTTTGTATGTTATTTTCAAGTAATTGTTTTTGCTCTTCATCAGGCTCTAATTCTAAGAATATACCAAAGTCATATAAGTGTAACTCAGACATTTCTTTTAATGTTGCTACGTTGTGTGCACCTACAGCTTGTATAAAAGCATCTTTTGTTGGTGAGTATTCTAGTATATCAGATATTCTTAAAGATAACTTTTCTGCTATTTCAGCTGTGATAAACATCGATGAGTCTAATATATGTCTTGTTGCAACGTTAGAGTTGGCTGCAGCTAGTTTTTGAACACCAACCAAAGCTCTTGCATCAGGCACACTACCATCTCTAGCTTCATTAAGACCGGTTGTATCTCTAATCATCTGCAGGTAGTAGTTGTAAGTTTGTATTAAACTTTGTAACTTACCATTGTTAGAGCCATTTGCTATTTGTTGTATTGGAATTTTACCAGCGTTAGGGTCTCCTTCAGAAGTCATTGACCTACCAATAACAGAACCTGTTTGGAAGAACATGTTTAAAGCTTCTTGTGGGTTGTAATTTGTTCCGTTACCTAAATCTATTTCAGCTAAACCATCAGCATCTAAGTAAACTCCATCAGGAACCATTTTAGACATCACCTGTTGAAGTTTTAAATGAGTTAGTTGTATCATATCGGCAAAGCCAGTAATTCTGCTTACAGTGCTTTCTATTTGACCGTTATACATTCTTGGTGCTACAATACTATAGTTCATTTTAACTCTGTTAAAATCACTCTTATCACGTATCATGTTTTCACACTTATTCCAAGCTAATAACTTGTCAGTACCTAATATCAAAGCACCTTCATATACACACTCAACAGCTCTTTGTAATCTATAGTAACTACCTTCATTGTTTGACGGCGGGTCAAATGTGTCTTGTTTTTCAATAGCTTTTTCAGCGCCAGTACCTGTTTCTTTTACTTTGTAAGTGTCATGACTATATGTTTTGTAATTAAAATATAGTATTTGTACTTTGTTTTTGTCAGAAGTTTCTCTAAAAGTATATCTACCACTAGGTCTTTTAGCGCTTTTGTTTATACCCTCTAAGTCAGATTGCGTTAGATTAGGAAACTGTCTAACAAGCTCTGGTATTGGTATTGTTTTAACTTCACCAACATAATATATATCTTCAAAATAAGGAGAGTCAGTATATGAGTATATTAAGTTAGCTGGATCAACATACTCAACAGTAACACCTTCGCTAAAATTAAAGTTTGTTTTTACACAACCAATACCTAGTACTGTTAGGTCATACAATAATCTTCTTCTTGTTAAATCGTAGTTGCTACCATCTAATAAGCTATTTATCGCTTGCTCCTCGGCTATTTCTACATTTTGTTTATATGTTAACTGCATGTGTAACGCTAACTCCTCTTCTGTTTCTGGTAACACGTCAGGATCTGTTTCATAAAGGTTCATACTCATACCAGCAGCTGCTTGGTCGTTAAAAACTTTAGTTTGCATATCTCTAAGCATCTTTTCCATATACTCAGTTCTTTTACTAACACCATACTGATCTTGCGAATAAGCCTTTACGCTAAACATTCTTTCGGACATACCATTAACAACTATATCTACAAACTTAGGTATAATAGGTATTGGCTTCCAGTCTAAATTAAGATAAGACAAATCACCATTAATAGATAACTCATCTTTATATTTTTGTATTGATTGTTCTCCACGTGCATATAGTCTTAGTTTGTGGAACTTTGATTGAGCGTCATAGTATTTATTGGAATGTGTACCATTGAACCACTCTTGCTCAATAGCCCTAGCTATTTTTAAACCATAATCATAGCTCATTTTTTCCAAGTCGCTTACAACTTGAGAAGGAAAGTTAACATGTACTGACTCAGCCATATATTCTTATTTTATTATTTTTGACACGAAACCATCATTGCTGTAACGTGATATATTAATGTTTAATTTTTGTTTTTCAAGATTTGGGTTTGGTTTGTACAGATGTCTGTTACAAGCCATAACCGCCAAACCACTACTTATAGTGGCATCGTATTTTGTTCGTTTATTTATATCAAACCCACTCCAATCGTTTAAAGTTCTGTTGAAATACATGTTACCATAAGTATCTTCGTTTACTTTTCCAACATGGCTTTGTATATACATTTCAATTGCAGCAGCGTGTGCTTGCTTTATATCTTCGCTTGAGTTTGGTATACCACCTATTTCTTTTTCAGTTACAGAAAGTTTATTCCATGATTTATCTGGTCTATTCATACTGTAACCCCTATAACCTCTTCTTCTTAAATAATACAATAAACGTGGTTTGTTATTTTCACATAATAACGGCATCCCATAAAACACTAGAGCCATCAAAACGTCTTCAAAAAATATATCAGCTGTTTGTGGTCTAGCTATATACTCTAAAAAAAACTGGTTAGCTGGTGCGTTTTCCATACTAAACTTAGTTAAGCCGTGTAAAGCTCCTTTAGAGCCTTTACCATCTACAGTTCCTGATATATCATAACTATCACAGCCAAAAGCACCCATATGTTCGTTACCAGGGTATCTAACACCGTTTTTAACTAAAACTTTGTTTTGTAGTTCAACACCAGGTGTCCACGTTACGTTAAATCTACCTTTTGGATCTGGATAGAATATTACTTGAGTATCTTTAATACCATTCACCCATTGGAAGTTTCCCTTACTATAACCAATAGACCTGTTCATTTCTTCGTTGTAATCTATTTGCTCGTATATTTTTACTAGATTAAATATACTGTTTTTTGCCTCATCTCTAAAAGCATGTTCAGTAGTTCTTGGAAATTGTCTATAAAATTCGTTTAAAGCGTCTTGATCATTTTTTAAGCCGTCGGCCTCGTTGTTCCAGTGATCAATAATACCATAATCAATTAACTCTCCGTCTGGTCCGTATACATCATTATCTGGATTATTAAATACTGGATGTCCGTATTCATCAATAAATCCTTCGTAGTTCCATTCCATTGGGATAAAGAGAGAATACAAGCCAGACTTTGTTTGTCCATTCCTGTTTCTTTGAGTAACGTCTGAATCATTGTATAGTTTTTTAAAGTTATTACCTCCTTTGTCTAGCGCGTTTGATGTTGACCCCATCATACACTTACCTATAATTCTACTACCTAACCTTAAACATGTTTTTGTTACTCGCCAGTTATTTAATATGTTATCAGGTCTTTCCCATTTACCACTTTCATCGTGTACTAGTAAAGCTAGCTTTTCACCGTCATAACTATTGTCTCCAGTGTTTTTCCAGTCTATAGTTGTGTCTAAGCCTTTTAACTCCTCTAATTTTTCGTTAGCAGTTATTTTTTTTCTTGTAAACTTGCTAGCTGGAACTCTATATGCTAATTCTGTTTTAGGTCGATCCATACCATCTTGAATCGGTTTAAAAAAGAAAGGGTAATTAACTGATATTGGTACAACTTTGTCAGTAAACATTTTTTTAGCGTCTGATCCACTTTTAGATAATATACCATATCTACTATCACTTGATATTGTAGCTAAATTAACTGTTTCAGCTGATGACATAAAAGAAAAACCAGATCGTCTGTTTTTAAGATAGCACATACCGTAACATCGTTTATCTGCTTTACATGCTTCCCAGAATATAAAAAATATTCTATTAGCCTCTCTAAAATCTGGTGCACCTACATCTATTTTACTCCATTGTAAGTACATGTAGTGGCTACCAGTTATGTATGTTGGCGTACCGCTATTGTCAAACCAAAACCCTTCTTCTCTATTTTTAAACTCTTGGTCTATATAGTCGAACCATTGTTCTTTTTGGTTTTCTGGGTGTGACCTCCAGTCAAATATATTTTTAAGTCTACTTAGTTCTTTTGGATAATCTAGTCTTTCCCACTTTTTTACTTTGCTAGACTGCAGTTGCACCGGTTTTTTTGGCAACGCAACTCGCAAATTTTGTATTTCAAGTATTTCACCAATTGTACCATTTTTTGATATAACGATAATATCATGTTCTTTACTGTATCCATATTTCCATTTTTTACCCTTATTCATACGAGTTATAGTCGTACGTTTAATAGGTTCTATTATTTTAATTAGTGATTGCTCGTACTTCATTTTGATCTTCCTTCAGCAAAACCCTTAAATACTTTTTGCTTTTTTTCTTGTGGAATTTTACCTTCTATCAAATTCTCCTCTTCTTGTATTCTGTTAAGTATTTCAAACGCATCAAATATAGCTAACTTTTTTGTTGCTGCAGCGTTTTTTAATCTATCGGCAGATACATCATCTTCGGTGTTTGTTATAATTTTTTCTTTAGCAACGTTTATTAACTCTTCAACTGCCCTGTGCCCAGCTTGTATTATAAGTTTCTTTGTTTCCTTCGTGTTCATATTTAATTGTAATATATTTATTCATTATCCTATACAACCTCTCGTTATTAATGACAAACTCATATTCATCATTTGGTGTAAAGCCTACTATATCGCCTTCTTTAAGATAATTACTGCTGTACTTAATCATACCAGCCAGTGGTTTTTCAGGGTTTAAGCTATACTTCCAGTCGTTTTTTAAAGGTTTTACAAAACAAAAGCCCTCAACAGGTTTCCAATCTAAAGAGCGTTTGTATGCGTATACTTGATCTGGTTGTACTAAATAAGTTTTTTCATCTATAAAACTTCTACTATTTTTTTCTCTACCTTTAACATCATTCCATCTACGAAAAACATTGTGATTAACTATTAGCTCGTCACCGACTTGTATATCTGTTTTATAGGCTAAGGGTATAGACTTAACTATACCCTGCCTATTTATAAACTCGTAATTTGATATTTCAGTATTTAGTATTAATTCTTTATCGCCAACTTTTTTAGCATTATTATACCTTTCACCCTTAGGTTCTATTATAAAATAAAAAGGACTTTTCATTAATACTCTAGATTATACTCAACAGATATTGCCATATTTTTATTAAAGTCTTTCCATGGTATTACAGCTCTATTTTTTTTAATATAAATTGAGAATTTATCTTTTTCTTCAATTATATCACAAATAGTGTGACCACCATAAACTTCTTGACCAACAGCATAATGCATGGCATCAGTTTTATAATCTTTACCTACACTAATCTTCCTTATTATCTGCATCTTCCGGGTATTTTATTGTACCATCAGCGATGTTGATGTTTACAGTACCGTATTCTTTTTCAAGTTTATCTTGAATTACTTTTAACTCGTCTTGAATTCCAGCGTGTGTATGTAGTAGCTCATGCTTTACTGTTGCTAATCTACCTAGCTCCATACGTAATTCATTTACTTTAGAAACTACACCTTGCACTTCTTTTAAACTTTCTTCACTTATTTTTTCTGGTTTTAAGTTAACCATTTCTTCTTTTGCCATTTTATTTAATTTTAATTATTATTTTTTTACTTTTTCTAAGCTACGGCCACCAAAATAGGCACCTATAACTGTGATAAGAACTAACTGTAACAAATCAGTCCATTTATCTTGCACTGTAAACTTTATAAAACCAGCATCAATAAATACTAGTAGTACAGTACTAATTACTAAAAATACAAGAACTATTGGTCTTATATTCTTAGACAACCATGAGTCAGAGTTCATGTCCATCTTCCAACGCTCTGTTACTTGTTTCTGCATTTCTGCCTCGTAACCCATAATCATATCTTTAATAGCTGCTTGTGCGGCTAACTTTTCCTCTTTAGTAGTAGTTAGGTTGTCTAAAACTCCACCTACGTTTTTTACAAGATTAGCTGCTCCTGCAGAAAATATTTTATTTAACATTATTTATTTTTTTTATTTTGTCTTGCTTTTAAACGCTCCTTTTGTTGCTTTATAGTACCTTCAGTTCTTCTAGCGCTTATATTGTGCTCAGAATAATCCATTTCTTCTTTAGCTGTGTAATCTCTTTTATTTTTAGGTTTTTTTGATCCAAAATCAAAATTCTTATAAAAACCTTTTATTTTCATTTCAAATCCCATTGTGTACTTTTTTTTCGTTTTTATATGCTAACTTTTCCCAAGGTAATTTTTTACTACCTTCTTCAACCCAACTTCCGTTATATTTTACTTTACCTGCTTTTCTGTGAAACGTTTTGTTCTTGTGTCTTATATAGTCATCACCATAAGCTAACTCACCACTGTTCATCCGTTTAGTATGATCGTACTCATGCGCTATAATTTCTTTATCTAAACTACTGCCTGGTTTAATTTTTTCATTAACAGTAATAGTGTTGTTATTTTGTGCTAAACCTAAAACACCTTTTGGCAATTTATCTCTTTTGAGCGTAAAGCCTTTTCTATTATCAACCGGTTGAATTCTACCTGTTCCAAGTTTAAATGCCATTACTACGCTCTTGGGCCTTTACCCGATTTTTTTCTTAAATCAACTTCCCCAGTTCCAGCCATAAGATTAATGTTAGGCTTTCCTTTT